TGTTAACATCGTGCTTTTGAATTCATAGTATTTACCGTTGGAATATAACATAATGCCATATCCCGGGCCGGGTAATGATTCCGCCCCTGTTTTATCTAATACAACCAAGCTGCCGGTTCTGTTTAATCTGAAACATATACGAACGGTGCAATTAATCTTAATTTGTGTACTGATAATTTCCCGTGTCGGGTACTGTGTTGCGATTATCAGGTGGATACCGGCGGCGCGACCGAGTCGGGCAATGCTTGCAATGATTTGTTCGATGTTGCGATCCTGAAGAATTAAATCAGCGTATTCATCAATGAAAATGAATAGAGGCATTTTATCAGTTTTAGTAAGTCCGTTGTTTTCCATATATTGGTATTCATTCAACATGGTAATATATGCAATGTTTAACGCATGGCGCGCGCTTTCGATATCGTTGCAATATTTGAAACACTGTTTAATGTTTTTGTATCGGGATAATTCTACCCGCTTAATATCGATGAAAATACATAGCGCGCGCGGCTGATTAGTTACAAGCTGATTTATTATTAAGTTCATACACACACTTTTTCCGCTGCCGGTTGTGCCGGCTATGAGAATATGAGGCGCTTTTTCAATCGGGAAATTGATATTTTCCGATAATTTTATCTGTGTCATGTTTTTGTCCCTTCCGTTTACATCAAATAGAAATGCAATTCCCAGTTCTTGTATATATCGTTATATTCGAGTGTAACCGGCTTTTTCTTGTCCAAGTCATTTCTATAAAATGACATTTCAAACCAATATGAGCCGCTCGCTGTATATCCGTATTTATTCCAATAAATGCGAGTGTGCATATTCTTTTTGAGGCAATTTCTTAATGTTTTATAGTGCTTTATTGTTTTAGCGTATTTTTTCATGATTATTTTTCCTCCGTTTCATTGATTCCGTTTCTGATAAGAATATTTTCAATGCTTAACTGAATGCCATTCAATGCAGCGTTAACGCCGTCAAAATAAGCGATATACTCAGCAGTGAAAATTATTTCTCTTTCCTCTTTTGTAAGCTTGTTAAACATCAAATTATAATAATCGTTGTGATTCTTGTTTTCCCTTGAATTATTGCCGGTTTCGATTCTTTCAATTCTTTCAATAATTTCATGTCTCAATTTCTGAATTTCGTCGATTATGATTGTTTCTTTTTCTGTCATGCCTTTTACCTCTTTTCCTTTTTCCGTCCCTGGTTTATGCTTTTTTGGCTTTTTTGGCTGTCTTTTTTGTGAGCTTTTTTACAGCTTTTTTCATGCTGCTGATAATGCTTTTTGGCTGAGATTCAATAAGTGCTTTCAGCTTGTCGAATCCATAATCCTTTTCGGGGATATAGTCTGTTGAGTGTTCAATAAATAGAACGTATTTATGTTTTGAACAGCCGTCACAATTAGAACAATGTTGGTTTTTGTCAATGCCACAGCGACAGATATAAACGCTTTCTCCCAATCTTTTGAGCCGGTAATAATTCGCTGCAATATATGCGACATGTCCGTAGTTGAAACCTCCCCATGGCAATAATGATTTGACTACGTTCATATTGTCCAAGCTGTTGAGAGTATCAATATCAGGATCGTTAGTGACTTTCGTATATGTCCATGCAGCGATGTTAGGGAATTCCTTTAATACGTTGTAGAATCCTATAGCCTCTCCCGGGATAAAGTCTCCCGTTGCATGAATTCTAAGCTTTTCAACTTCCTCATAAATCAATTGAGCTTTTACACAATGGAAGTATATTTCAGGGTACTTTCTTAAAAATGCTGTTCTTCTAGCAAGCAAGTATTGAACGTTGGGGAAATTGTAGTTTCCATAAACACCATAACAAGTTGTTTTTCCGTTCTTGTCTTTGCATGTCATCGGGCAGGTACCCTTTTCGGTAAATGTTTCACCGGTATTTTTGTCGGTCACAGTGTACGTTCCGTTTGTTGGGAGTGTTGACGCGTGATATACAGTTTCTCCAAGCTTGCTATTTCCTTTTACAAGGGGCAACGGAAACAGTTCATCATTTACCCGTATCAGGTTTCCAAATACTTTTACGCTGTCATGGTTTGTTGTCTGAATGCTTTCAATGAATGTAATCATTTCTTTTTTCATGTCTTTTTTTCCTCTTTTCCTTTTCTGTTGTCTTTTTGTCTTTTTCCTTGTTTTTGATGTGTTGGTGCTTTGCCGGGAATCAATTGAATTCATCGAACAATTCAAGTCCGTATTTTTTTGTGAATGCTTTCAATTGTCTGTAATTCAATACGATTGTTTCCGCGATTATTGCGGTATCTGATGTTTTTCTTATTGTTGAATCGTAAACAATTACAAGAATCTTTCTTTTGATATTCATAAATACAATTTCTGTTTTTGTTTCGTTGTTCCTGAATGTCGGTTCGGTTTGTCTCAGCCATGTCCAGGTAGCGAAGTATCTACCGTTGTTTGTGAATTCATAGGTTTCAGCGTGATTGGGTAACATTTTTAAATTTCCTCCGTTCTTTTTTAACTTGTTTAAACATGTGTTTTTTCCGGGTATCCCCGGGACTTCAATATATACCTATATCGCATATTTTGCAAGTTCGAATAAACGTAATAGGACTATCGCATATTCTTGAATAAACGGAAAAAAGGCTATATTTCCGGCTGCCTGCCTGCCTGGTATTCCTGATGATATCCCCCACGGGGTATAGGGCTATCAGCAAAATCGGGCGGGTAAGCCCTCCCTCCACCCGAAGCAAAATAAAAAGACCATACCCCTTGCATGGTTATCCGTTACCGTATATAATGTATACGTAAACATAGGAGGAATCAGAACAATGAAAAAGGTAGTAGCATATTGCAGAGTCTCTACTCTCGGTCAGACTGGGGACGATAAGTTCGGCATTTCAGCCCAAAAGGAGCAGGTCTCCAAATACTGTTTTGATCACGGCTTGGAAGTGGTCGACTGGTACATAGACGAGGGTATTTCCGGGGCAGAAAAGGATCGTCCGGCATTCGGAAAGCTGCTTGAAGGAGCAGTTACAAACCCTCCGGTCGAGGCTGTTGTGGTGGCAAAGGCAGACAGAATTGCCCGTGATGTTGAGCTGTACTATACGTTCAAAGGCATGCTCAGAAAGCGTGGTCTGGAGATCATCTCCATCAGCGAGGACTGGTCATCTGCCGACAGGCTGACCGGCATGATCATCGAGAACGTGTTCGCCATGATGGGCGAGATCGAGCGAGTGAACATCAAGTACAGAACCACGGCAGGCAGAAAGCTGAAGGCGAACACAGGCGGTTACAGCGGAGGCAAGGCACCGTACGGCTACATGATTGCCGGAGGAAAGTACGTTGTGAATGAAAAGGAAGCAGAGGCTGTCAGACTGATATTCAGCCTGCGTGATCAGGAATATACGATGTATGAGATCCTTGATGAGCTGAAGAAAAAAGGATATAAATCAAGAAAAGGGAAGGACATTGCTCTGTCCACGCTTCAGTCCATCCTCAATAACAGAAAGACCTATGAAGGGTATTATCATTACAAGGGCATGGGCAATGGTGAAATCTGGGTGAAGGGACAGCACCAGGCACTGATCAGTGAGCGCCATCCCATCCATACAGAAGAACACTGATACATGCCTGACATATCATCAGGCATACCCCCGTCTGATATACGGCTTCTGAGCTTTCCAAAAAGCAGAGCAGAAAATCGCGCCGGAAAAATAAAAAAGGGCATCCTGCCCATAACACTGCCATCAACACTGGCAATACATAATACTGACCGTATAACATTGCCAACAAACGAATACAGATTTTGGTCGAAGGACTCTTTCCATACTGCACGGAGCGGTACTCATACCGTATCACAGTGTATGTGTGGAGAGTCCTTTTTCAGGAAGGAGACGGAATGGTTGATTTTGATTCCAGAAAGCTTCTGGAGGAAGTATACAAGCACGATGACTATCAGCCGTGTGCTGATGCATGGTACATCATCAAAAAAGAAAGCATGTATGACGAACTTCCCAGACTCAGGGAGAAAATACTGCACGAAATACAGCGGAACATGCTCCTGCACAGGACTGACACTGCTGCAAAACTGGATGCTCTGAATTTTGAAACGTACAAATGGTCTGCCCACAGATCCTTTGAGGATTTCATGATTGCCCTGGAATGGAACCGTTCCCCTAAGGAGAAGTTCTATCTTCCCAGGCAGAAAGTCCTCAGACCACTGGTGGAAGCGCTTCAGGATCTTGCTGATGACCGACTGGACGAGCTGTTTCTTTCCATGCCTCCCAGAGTAGGAAAAACCACAATGACGATGTTCTTTGCCTTGTGGTGTATGGCAAGGGACTCCGACCGGTCAAATCTGTATGTGTCATATTCCGATGTCATCACATCCGCATTCTACGGAGGAATAATGGAGATCGTGACGGATGATCATACTTACGCATTCAGCGAGATCTTCCCGGATATTGAACTGCCGTCCAAGCAGAACGGCATGCAGAATGCCAAAGAAGAGACCATTGACTTTGACAGGGCGAAACGATACCACAGCATCACCTGCCGGTCACTGTACGGAACGCTGAACGGAGCATGTGACTGCAACGGTGTGCTTATCGCCGATGACCTTATCGGCTCCATTGAGGAAGCCATGAGCAAGGACAGACTGATGGGAGCCTGGGCGAAGGTCGAAAACAACATGATTCCCCGTGCAAAGGAATTTGCCAAGCTGCTCTGGGTCGGTACAAGATGGTCTGTCATTGATCCTGCCGGGCTGAGAATGGAGATCCTTGAGAATGATGAGCAGTTCAAAGACAGACGGTACAGAATCATCAATCTGCCTGCACTGGATGACAATGACGAGAGCAATTTTGACTATGACTATGGTGTCGGATACTCTACTCAGTTCTACCGTCAGAGAAGATCTTCCTTTGAGCGGACAGGGGACATGCCGTCATGGAATGCACAGTATATGTGCATGCCTGTTGAAAGAGAAGGTACTGTGTTTGATGCTTCTGAAATGCGGTTCTACAACGGTGAACTGCCTGATGAGGAGCCAGACCGGACATTCATGGTGGTCGATCCGGCATGGGGTGGAGGAGACTATGTTGCTTCGCCGGTATGCCTTCAGTATGGTGAGGATATTTATGTGGTGGATGTGGTGTACTCCAATCTGGATAAAACAAAAACACAGCCTCTGGTGTTTGATAAGGCAGTGCGATGGGGCATTTCCCAGATTCAGGTGGAGGCAAACAGGACACAGCGCGAGTATGCTGACGGGATATCGGACATTGCAAAGAATGCCGGGTCGCACATTACGGTATCCACAAAGCCTGCCCCCACGAATATCGGCAAGGAACAGCGGATTTTTGACAAAGCGCCGGACATCAAGACACATTTTCTGTTCCTTGAGGACGGCAAACGGACTAAGGAATACTCCATGTTTATGCAGAACGTATACTCATTCAAAATTACCGGCAAGAACAAGCATGATGATGCTCCTGACAGCCTCTCACAGGCTGCGGATTATGCCTTTGCAATAAAGGATTTCTCACTGAAGGTCTTCAGACGGCTTTGGATGTGATGAGATCCTGAAATAGTAAACGTAAGAATCGTAAAAATGTATAAAAAACATTTGTGTGATGGTGACGGTCAAAATATATTAATTAAGGAGAAAACTAATGGCTAACAAACCGGCAGAAAACATAAACAGCGTATACAGCGGCAGGAAGGTCATCTATACGGCATATGATTCCATTACTGCTGACAATATTATTGAAGTGCTGACGGAAGCACTGAACATTCATGCTCTCAACCGTCAGCAGATCAATTACCTGTGGAATTACTACAAGGGTGTTCAGCCGATTCTGAGCAGAATCAAGAATGTCAATTCCGAGATTACCAACAGAATCGTGGAAAACCATGCTTATGAGATCGTAACGTTCCAGAACGGATACCTGCTTGGCTCACCGATTCAGTATGTATCCCGTGGAGACGGACACGATGAAGAGATCTCACTGCTGAACAAGTACATGGATGCGGAAGGCAAGGCATCTGATGATGTCCAGATGGGTGTCTGGATGCATGTCTGCGGTACTTCTTACCGTATGGCACTGCCGGATGAAGAACCTGAAGCGGATGATATCCCGTTTGAGCTGTTTGTCCTCGATCCCAGAACGACATTTGTTGTGTACTCATCAGACATTGCTCATAAGCCTCTTCTGGCGGCTACGATTGTCAGAAACGCTGACGGGCAGAATGTGTACTCATGCTATACGAAAAACCATTTCTGGAAAATCGTTGAAGACCAGATCGTGGAATCCCGGCAGACACTGCTGAAGGAACTGCCGATTATCGAATATCCGCTGAATCCTGAGAGAATGGGAGCATTTGAGAGGGTACTGCCTCTGCTTGACGCAATTAACCAGACTGCCTCTGACCGGCAGGACGGCATTGATCAGTTCGTGCAGGCTCTTCTGGTATTTAAAAATGTTGATATCAATGTAGAGCAGTTCAATGAGATCCGTGAACTGGGCGGTCTGAAGATTTCCGACATTACTCCTGACCGCAGAGCGGATGTTGAATACATCACGAACGAACTGAACCAGTCCCAGACTCAGACACTGATTGATCACGAATATGAGACGGTGCTGAGAATCTGCGGTATTCCCAACAGGAACATGCAGAAGGGCGGTACATCGGATAACGGTGTTGCTGTGGAACTGCGTGACGGATGGTCTGCTGCCGAAACACATGCGAAAGCAACAGAGCTGATGTTCAAGGAAGCGGAAAAGCTGTTCCTGAAGCTTGTGCTTGGAATCTGCCGGAGAGTTTCCTCTGAACTCAACATGAGGGAATCTGATGTTGATATCCGTTTCACAAGACGGAATTACGATAACATTCTGACAAAGTCCCAGACACTGATTACCATGCTTGCATCTGACAAGATTCATCCGCGTCTCGCGTTTGAACACAGCGGTATGTTCATCGATCCTGAACTGGCATACCAGGAAAGCATGAGATGGTTTGAGGAACATCAGAGTGACGATGAAAGTGAGGGCAGTGTAGATGCCGACAATAGCGAAGGATCTGGAAACTATACGGACTATAGACAAGATTCTGTGGGAACATCGGAATCCGGTCGAGCTTAAAATTGAAGCAGGCAAGGTAGTGGTGATAGAGATCACCAGAAAAATGCGGTATAAGGAAAACGATCCAAGGGGATCAACAGCATAGGACTGTTGTATCCCCTTATTTGTTTATATGGCTGATTTGTATCTGGGTGAATTTGATGAGATTCACCGTCCGTACCTGGAAGACGGGGAAGCACAGCGGATAGCAAGATTCCTGATTGAGGAATGTACAGAGGATGAAGCGGTTGAATATGTTGAAAATCTGCTGATTCTGGCATACATCCGGGGAAGGAAAAAAGCAGCTGATGATTTGGCTCTGGACATGATGTTCTGGTACATGGATATCTATGCACAGGCTGATGTGACACAGGGTACCCGTATGATGGAAGTCATTGAAAAAAGATTTGATGATCTGAATGTAAATGACCGTGTCAGAGAGTATTACAAGACTGCCGAAGAGGAACGGATGGCTGTGGTGATTGATACCGAATACCACCGTGATCATCAGACCGGCGGCTGTGACATGGCTGACACGTTTGAGAAAAAAACAGGATTAACCGCATTTAAAACATGGAACACCATGCTTGATGACCGTGTCCGTGACACACATGACTATCTGGAAGGAATGACTGTTCCGGTTTCGTCCAGATTCTATACATATGACGGCGATAGCGCCAGAGAACCGGGTGATTTCAGAAATGCATCTAATAACGTTAACTGCCGGTGCTTTCTGACATACAGACAGGGAAGTCTATAAAACGCAGACACAGACAGGGAAGTCTCTAAAACGCAGGAGAAAAAAGATGGAAGAAAAACAGGAAGCTGTTGAAACAAACGAAGTCGAAACAAGTGAAAACGAATCTGCGGAAATCAAGAAACTGAAAGCACTGCTTTCTCAGCGGAATTCCGAAATTGCTTCTTATAAGAAGGAACTGAAGGAAAAGATGTCCGCTGAAGAGATCGCTGCAAAGGAACAGCAGGAAAGACAGGCTGCTCTTGAAAAGGAGCTTGCCGATCTGAAACGTGAAAAGATTATTTCTGATCACACTGCTGAATTCGTAAAGCTTGGCTTTGACGGAGAACAGGCAAAGAAAGCTGCGGAAGACCTGACGAACGGTAATATGCAGAAAGTATTTGTCGCAATGCATGGTTTCGTTGAGGAGCTGAAAAAGAAGGCTGTATCTGATGCAATGAAGGATACACCCAGACCTGAGAGCGGAACTTCTGTTCCGACCATGAAGCGGAGCGATTTCGCAAAGCTGTCAGTCGAAGAGAAGTACAAGTTCTATCAGGATCATCCTGACGAATACAACGCAATTTACAATAACGGAGGAAAATAAAAAATGGCTAACGTTCCGTATGCGAATGTTGTACTTGCAAATGAGGTTGAAGACCAGTTCAATTCTCATATTGATCACGCAATCTTCTGCACAGTGGACAGATCCCTTGAGGGTGTTCCCGGCATGACAAAGAAGATTAAAACTTACTTCGGTAAAGTGACTACTCCTGCTTCTGGCGATGATCCGGAAACATCGAGCAAAAACGGCACAGCTACTGAAAAGCTTGTTCTGAAACAGGGCAATACAAAGTTCATTGAAATGGGTTATGGTGAGACTCCGTATACAGTCCTGACAGCTCAGAATCAGGGTGTATGGTATGACGAAGAGCAGATGCAGGATCCGTATGTCGGTCTGGTAATTGCCCGTCATGCAGGAACTGATATGTTCAACACAATGAACGCTGACATCATGGCTGAATTCGGCAAAGCTACACTGACACAGGCTGTTGCTTCCGGCGATTACTTCGGGGCAATGGTAGATGCACAGGCACAGCTGAACATCGAAGCAAATGACATGGGCGCTCCGGGAACATTCGCGCTTGTAAACGTTGCAGGCATGGCTGCTATCCGTAAAGCTCTGAAGAATGAACTGCACTATGTAGAAGCATTCGCGCGCACAGGATATGTAGGAACTGTTGCAGGCACAAATCTGTACACTTCCAAGATTGTTCCGGCAGGCAGGATCTATCTTGCAACTAAGGAAGCTGTCACACTGTTTGTCAAGACCGGCACAGAAGTTGAAGACTATCAGATCTATAACAGATCTTCTGCTGATGCTGATATTCGTAAGAATACAATCATCTCCAGAAAGTACTATCTGGCAGCTCTGACAGATGCTACAAAGGCAGTAAAGATTACTTACTAAGATTGGTTGAGGTGAGAGCATGACATTACTTGAATCACTGAGTTACATGGTAGATGAAACAGATGAGACCATGCTCTCTTTCTACCTGGAAAATGCAAAAAGCGTAATTCTCAATAAACTGTATCCGTTCGACAATGAATTCCAGAAATCCGAAGGAATCCTTCCGATGCGGTATGAAGGACTTCTGCTCCGTATTGCGGCATACATGATCAATAAACAGGGTGCTGAAGGTGAAACTCAGCATAATGAGAATCAGGTATACCGTTATTACGGCTCTGCGGATGTGCCGGATGATATGATGAGCGAAATCATTTCCACTGTAGGAGTGATTTCATGAAACAGCTCAAGCGGAATAAAAGAAAATTCTGGTACTCAAAGTACCTCGGCAAAACGGCAATCACCGATGAGAACGGCAATCTGACAGGCGAATCAACTGTCAGCTACTCTGAGCCGGTTGAGTGTGAAGGAAACGTTTCCTTCCCGACAGGCTTTGCAAATGTCGAAAAATTCGGACTGATTGTGTCATACGATATTCTGATTACTCTGGAAGATCCTGATACCCCTATTGATGAAACCACAGTGCTATGGGTATACAACAGAGATCCTGAGACAGAACCGTTTGACTTTGAGGTGCGTAGAGTGGCAAGAAGTCTGAATTCCGCAACGCTCCAGTGTGCTGAAGCAAAGGTGACAAGAAATGGCTGAAGAATTTACATCGGCTGCATTTGAATCAGCTATCAGTAAATGTCTGGCAGACATTGATGCCAAGTCTCACACACTGGTGGATGAGCTTGCGGATGAAGCAGTCAGCATGGCAAACAGCAATTTCCGAAACGCATTCTATGCCGGCGTCAATGATGTATCGGTTCACAGTGAGAATGACACAAGCGTGAGTGACGAATACGGAAAAGCTGTTGTGGCTGAAGGAGCTTCACTGCTGTTCATCGAATTCGGCACTGGAATCATGAAGACTGACAGTCCGTATGAACGCGCTCAGCTGTATGGCGGCGGTGCAGGAATTGTCGGTCACGGCGAATACGGCAAAAGAAGAGGAAGACAGCTCAACGGATGGGTATACCGTGGCAAACCCGGCTTGAATCCTCCGTGGGATACAGACTATGTATTCCTGCGCGGGCAGACATTTGTCCATACAAAGGGTAATCATGCCAACAGTTCACTATGGCGAGCCAGACAGGAGATTGCCAGAAAGATGAGGCAGAAGGCACGTGAGGTATTTAACAGATGATTGATAAAGAAAATGAAATCTATACCCGTGTCTACAATGCTCTCGCATCTGAACTGGGAGAGGGGAACTTCAATATGTCGGGTATTTATGTTGCCGAACCTGCCATGTTCCCTCATATCTTCTCTGACATGACCAATAACTATCCGGTGTATGAAGACTCTTCAATGAAAGAGAATTACGCACACATCACCATCACTTACAACATCTACTCAAATAAGTCTGACGGTCGGAAGGCTGAGTGCAAGAAGATCGCAAACATTATTGATAATGAGATGCGGAGAATGAACTTCATCAGAGTAGTGTACATCCATAACGATAACCCGTCAGAGGGTACCGTATATACGAATGATGTACACGATGAGAACATCTTCCGTCTGATTACCAGGTACGAGGGTGTTGCAAGTGAGGAACACTTCTATACGGTTTAATTTAAGGAGACTATAACCATGAGTTATTCTGCAACGATTACATATAAGTCCTTCCTGATGGTAAAAAAGAACACTGCTTACGAAAAGCTTGTCGACATCAAGGACTATCCTGACATTCTGGCTGCTCCTGAGAATGTCGAAACCACAACGCTGTCAGATGCT